CAAGGACGCCATCGGCGGGACACCATTGCTGGGCATCTTGAACCCCTTCCCCACCAGTCCCGCCAACATCACTAAGACAGCCATGCGGGCCACGGGCGCCTTTGCTCCGTTTGTGGACACTTTTTACCGGGATATCTTCAGCGAAGACCGCAACACCAGAGCCCGGGCCATTGGGGAAATTGCCACTGCATACATGACGCTTACGGCTGGAGTCATGCTGGCCACAAGCGGCTTCGTTGAGTTCAGCGGACCTGGGTCGTACGACGCGCAGACCAGGTCCAAAATGCAGCGACTCAATCGCCAGCCGTACTCGATTCGGTTCAAGAACCCGGCAACGGGTCAAACGACGCGGTGGTGGGACCTGCAGGCACTGGACACCGTGTCCAATGTCTTCTCGTTGATTGGCCTGCACATGGACATGACCAACAGCTTGCCCAAGGAGGACCGGGAGGTGCTGGCGGCCAACTTTGTCCTAGCCGCTGCTAACGCGGCCGGCCAAGTGGGCTTTGCGCAATTCACCAAGGACATGTACAAATCCATCGGTGAGATCTTTAACCTAATCTCGGACTTGCAAACCAAGGACTTTGTCCCGACCGAGGGCCAGATAGATCCGTTCTCTGGCTACGTGCAACATCGCCTGGTTGGGTTCATGCCGGCCATTTTCAACAACACCCGCAAAGGCACGGACTCGTATCAACGGGCCATCGAGAAGTCCGAGTTGCCGTTTGGCTTTGGCTTTGCCCATGAGCTGGCGCAGCGGTTTGCAAGCAGGATCCCAGGCTTGTCGGATCAACTGCCACCGGTGCTGCACCCGTTGACCGGTGAACCCGTGCCAACAGATCAGACCTGGGGCGTCAATTACTTGCCGCAGGACCAGCCTTGGCTCCGGGGTCTTGCCAACAGCATGAGCCCAATGGCGTTCAGCCCCACCCGTCAAGGCAGCGAGGACCCGGTCGACATCGAGCTGGGTCGGTTGTCTGGTCGCGGCACCGCTTTTCAGATCTGGGGACCCAACGAGCTGGGCTTGCCAAACTTCCGCATGAACCAGACCCAGCTGAACAAGCTGGCCGTGATCACCAGCCAGTTCATCCCACCGAATCGTGGATCAACGCTGCACCAGGGCTTGAGCGCCATGGTGGCCCCTGGTTCCAGCTATTGGCAGCTGCCGCCCCCGGAGGCCAGCAAAGCCACCCAGAGCGCCCGCGCCATCCGCATCAACAAGGAGATCAACTACTACAAGCCTTTCATCAAGGCTGAGTTCTTGGCATCGGAACCAAACCTTGCGAGAATAATTGCAGAAAACAAGGCCTCCCAAGCCCAGGCCACCTTTGATGCCGCCTACGGCATGCAGTCGTCCTGGTCCCCAACCCCCCGCTAACGACCGATGCCTTACTCCTACGCCACGTACACGGGCAACGGGTCGACCACCCAGTTCGCTGTTCCGTTCGGCTATATCCGCCGGGAACACGTGCTCGCAACAGTGGCCACTGTTTCCGCCACGTTCACGTGGGTCAACGACAGCTTGATCCAGATGACCACGACCCCCGCCAACGGGGCAGCGGTGCGGGTGTACCGGCAGACGCCACTGACGGCACCTCTTGTCGACTTTGCCGATGGGGCAACGCTGGTTGCAGCTGATCTCGACACGAACGCCAGGCAGTCTATTTACACCCAGCAAGAATTCGACGACAGCCTGGCTGGCGTCGCGTTGGGAGCAATCCCAAACGGGGACAAAGGTGACATCACGACGTCAGTCGGGGGGACGGTTTGGACGATTGATAACGGTGTTGTTACAAGCGCCAAGATTGCTGACGGCACCATTGTCAACGCTGATGTAAACGCCGCCGCTGGCATTGTGGCTAGCAAGCTGGCGTTCACGCAAAGTGGCACTGGTGCAACCACTCGCACGGTTGAGAGCAAGCTGCGAGACGTGATGAGCGTCAAAGACTTTGGAGCAGTTGGAGACGGAGTTGCGAATGACACGACGGCCATTCAGGCGGCTATTGACGCCAGCTACGGGAAAAAGCTGTTTTTTCCCAAGGGGCAATACAGGATTACCTCAACACTGATTGTTGACGTCTATGCAAACGCAGGCGTAAACAACCTAGGCGTCCACTTATTTGGCGAAGCCATGGGGCCATTGAGCGGAACACTATCTGGCACAAGATTGCAGATCGTGGGAAACATTGATGGGATAAACGTCAGAAATACTACGGCTAACCCCGGTGACGCGAAAATTGTCATTGAGGACATGATGATCTATGGCGACGGTGCCAACTCAGCAGGTGGATCTGGCATTATTGCAAACCTGGCCAATAACCTGCTTTTGCGGAACCTGTGGATTCAAGAGTTTCGCAACCATGGCATTGACTTGTATCGCTGCTTTTGTTCAGCTGTTGAAGATTGCACAATTCTACGCTGTCGAGTTTGGGGCATCTACATAAATGAAGCCTTTAACTTAAGCAGTCTTCGGCGCCTAAAGATTTACGGCTGTGGACGAAACTACTCAAATGGATCGCAAGGAAGCCTGACACTAACTGGATCTGGCAATGAAAACCTTGGCGTTATTATTGAGAATGTAGATGTAAGTTATGCAGGATTGAGTGCTTATACGCTATTTAAGCGCAGTAATTCCACTCTGACTAACATTGTTGTATCAGGTGGCACGGCTACCGCTACAACATCTGCCGCCCATGGATTGTCCACTGGAAATCAGATCGGCATTACCGGTGCATCAGTGGATTTGAACCTAAATAGCATCTACGCAGCTACCGCCACCGTCACAGGTTCCAATACGTTTACCTTCCCTACCTCTGCCGCAAATGGCACGTACACAGAAAGCACCTTAATTATTGGGCCGGCATCTTATGGGTTCGCAATAACTCATACACGCGGCTTAATCTTGCACGGCTACTCAGAAGATACTACTGGCCCTACTTTGTATCTTGGGTCAGGGACGACAGGCTTCGAGGTCACTGGCGGCTACTGGCAGGGAACAGAGGCTGGAGGAGTAATGATTCTGGACTCCGTAGACAAGGGCCGCATTGGTGGAATGTACTTAAATGGAAGCGGTGCTCACCTCTACGTCTCAAACTCCGCAGGTCCAAATGATGTGAATGTTTGCAGCAACATCAAGCTTGGCTCTAACGCGAGGATAACTTTTGCTTCTCCGCATTGGATGAAAGATGGCCAATACTATAGTGCCGCAATCCCTACAACTGGAACGTGGGATGTTGGCCAGCGTGTTATCAGAAGTGTTCCCGCCGTGGGCCAGCCTAAAGCATGGGTCTGCACTGTGGCTGGCACTCCAGGTACTTGGGTGTCAGAAGGAAACCTTTAGGGCCGCTAAAGTGGGTCGACGGCAGCGCTCACCATGTTTGAAATCATCGCAGCCCTAGTGGGCGCTGCTTTTACGGCAACCGTCATGGGCGCCACTGGCGCGATCCGTGGCAACACCAACAGCCGAGAAGTGGTGACCCGCTTGACGGTAGCCGTCGAAAACGTAGCCAGCAGGCTTGAAGAATTGCACATCGACATTAAGGCCGATCGCAAGGAGACCTTTAGCCGCTTGAACTCCGTTGAGCAACGGGTGACCACGCTAGAAGCCAAGAGCATTTGGGACGGCGGCGACAAACGCAAAGGGCCATGAACCAATTTGAGCCCAGCCTTGAACTTGAGCTGAGCGAGGAGCGAGTTCAGCGACAACTGCTGGAGCTGTACGAGAACGAGGACTGGTCAGGACTCCTGGCCACAGCAGAGCTGTTGAACACCGCTTGGCACCATGAAGTCATGGCGACCCGGTGGTTGGCCAAGGAGGCTGCAGACAACCTGGCCAAGGGCTGGCAAACTGCAACCAGCACCCCTCCGACCCATGACATTTCGGATCGCTGAGTACGTGGCCGTTGCAATCGCCGTCCATGGCGCTGCTGTAGCCATCGTGAACCTGACGCCCACCCCTCGGGACAACGAGGCTTTGGGCAAGTACAGCCGGATGGCCGTGAAGCTGTACCGGGCCATCGAAATCCTGGCCGGCGTCATTACCCCGTTGGTAAAGCGGTAGCCCAGGGCTACTTTTTCTTGGCGGTCTTGGCGGCCTGCTTGAAATCAGCGGCGCTGGGGGCTCCTTTGGCCCCTGGCTTCCGCATGCTTTCACCGGATCCGGCCTTGATCCGGTCGCGCTTCCGCTTGATGTTGATGTAAAGCCCGGCCTTAGGGTCAGCCATCAGTAGCCCTTTTTGCCGCCGCCGCCCTTGGTGCCTTTGCCGCCTTTTTTCATGGGTCTGGTGTCAGTAGTCCCACCTTAGCCGGGGTTTGCCGGGGCGCATCCCGACGTGGATGAAGCCCCGGGGAGCCCCGAGACCCAAGGAATACGGCCACTCCTTGTCGGCCCAGGTCTGCAAGGTGTAAATGGACTCCCCGTCGATGTAGAAGTCGACGGCGCCGGTGTTCGGTGCGTCGTAAAGGTGCTCTGAACGGCTGGCACCACCCACCTGGGCGTTGATCCTGGGGGGCCTGTGGCCAGAGGTGATGATTGCAGGTCCACCGAAGTGATCCCGGGCCTTCTGGACGAACTGAGCCAGGACCAGAGCCGTGTCGCACTGATGTTGAGCCACGAACCTGCGGGCTTCGGACTGTTGAGTGAGCTCGCCGTACGCCACGTTGGGGGTCAGGTTGTAGCTGAACGGGGATCCGGGCTGGAATAGGCCCACCTTGGGCT